CGTTGATACCCTCAGACAGGATGCTATAGTGGAAGATCACAAACTTACGGTTAGGATCTTTGCCCCAAGCATTGAACGTATCAAAGAACTGCTCACGGTTGACCTTAGTCTTGTTCACATAAGCACCATACTTGCTGGTGATGTGAAGCACATCGTAACCTTTGTCATGGAAGAACTGAAGGATGCTAGTCTTAGACAGAAGGTTGAACATGATCTTGCTGCTAGGAGCAGCGACCAAGATCTTATTGCCAGCAGCATCAATATCTTCGATCAGGTTGGTGAGAGTGTCTTTGTCAGATTCATAGGAGAACTGACCCTTGACACGTTCGAAGTCAACCTCATAAGAGATCACCTCAGGAGCAAGAATGCTACCGTTGTTGACCAGTTCAGGAGCAGGAACAGACTCAAGCACAGGACCATAAACAACACGGTTGTTCATACCACGACCAGTAGAACGGGTGTGCTTAGGAGTAGCAGTGAAGAAATAATAGTTGGTAGCGTCAACGTTGAGCACAGACTCAAAGAAGTGACGTTGAACAGCATTGTGTGCTTCATCATAATAGATGACATCGATCTCGATCTCTGCCTCTACAATACGACGAAGAGAATTGTAAGTGGTGAAAATGATCTCATGAACACCAGCAACTTTACAGATAGCGTGGTGGCATTGAATTTGCTGAACTTTGGTGCTGCTAGCAAAGGAAGTCTCACCACTGTGAACGTGGAAGACCTCAGCATTCACAGTGCCGTTGAGAGCAGACCAGAACTCATCACACAGTTGGTTTGCCAGTAGAATACGGGGGGCAACCACAACGATGGTCTGAGGGGTTTCAGCAGCGAGCAGACGACGCTCAGTGTCTTTAATCATCACAAGAGTCTTGCCGCCGCCCGTAGGGACGATAACCTGACCGTGAGTGTTGTTCTCAAGAGCAGCAAGAGCACGCTGCTGGTGAGGGCGTAGGGTGAGGGTCACAGGTGACTTGCTGATTACCTTGTAATTATAGGGTGCTCAGTGTCTGCTGTGTGGATTGGTGTGACAGTTATTCTACTGGTTCTGGGGTAGGCTCCTTCAGACCATTCATTCCATCATTCCCACGAACATATGATCCATTGCTAAAAATAACATATTGAATAAACCAATCAGTATCAGCCACCTCATCACGATTAATTGGGAAGTTGTCTCTACAAAACTCCCAAGCAGATTCTTCATCAGTAAACTCAACAAATGTGAATTCGTTATATAATAGTTTATCAAAAATTGCTGGATTTTCTGACTGTAAATTCATATAGTAAGCAGAGTAAACTTGATTCGCTTTAGTAGCGTCATCAACACCATCAGGTCCAACTGTTCTAAGCAAAACAACCGTAGATTGAGTCGCTTCTGTGTAGTGGTATAGCCACTGCATAAAGTTTCTACATGTTACGTACATATCAGTTCTCCACAATGTTTAGATTTTCAATAACTGCTGTTGTCAGTCCACTATTCAATTTATACTCCGAAATCTTATCCCAAATTTGCTTAGCAACTGGAATACCAGCGGTTACTCTTGCTCTCTCAATTTGAGCAGCTTGCTTTACACTTCCTGTAATTTGATCTGCTGCCCATCTACCACTCCCGACAGATGTTCTGCTATAGTGTAAAGGATCGGAAAGATATTCTACGCTGTGCTCTGGATCAATAGAATGATAGTGAAGAGGATCAATAGGCCATTGGAATGTTTCTTCCCAAATTAAATAATCTAAAACATCATCAAAATCGGCAGGCGTTTTTACTTCATCTCTTAAATACTGTCTGTATTGTGTCCATAAGGAAACTTCACCATCAAATGTTTCTGGAGCATCAGGAAGTTGTGACCAATCAGATGATCTAAGTAATCTATCTCTTTCTGCTGTTCGGAAGGCATCATACTCTTCAATATATGCCTGAGTTGTAGCAATATCTACGATGGCTTTTGAAAGTTCAATTTCACTATCAAGACGTTGTACTTCAATTGCTGCTTTTACAATAGCAAACAGTTCTTGTACTTGACCGTAGGTAAATTCTTTATATTGATATCTAATCCATCTAGATTGTTTTGTAGAAAAATCAAACTTTAGTTTTTCTTTTTCCAAAAGATATTCGCCAGTTTCATATACAGAGAAGGTGATAATTCTATCGTTTTCATTAGACCACTCATTCGGCAAATTATCTCGTAAATTAGCGTTTACTTGAGGAGATAATTTAGTGGCAGCATACACATATTCACCATCAAAAGTAGTTCTAACAACAATAAGACGGTGTAAAGCATCCCACTCCAGAATAGGTTTTTTCTCTTCTGGAGGAAGAATTCTCTCAAATTGGAAATCGTCTGGATTGAATGCCATTGCTATCTATACTTTATTAACTATTTAGAATGCTTTAATTAGCCACTTCGCCCAAGTATATGGTGTTAGCAGAGGAACCTGAGTTTGTGGTGCTAAAGCAGGAGTAGGAATCAACTGTTTAGATTCACTTAATGTAAATGTACCAGGAAGAACCTGAATACCTATGTTTGCTGCGCCAAATGGTACAGTAACACTGGAAGTTGTTGGGGCACCGTTGCTAGTAGTACCACCATCCTCAGAATTACCATAAGAGTATGTTTCACCTGGATTAGTCAATGAAATGTAATGATTGTGATATAGTTTCTCCTCTGGGTTCCATGCTCTAACAATAACTTCTCTAGTTGGAATATCAATAGCAGAAATAAATTTCACAATCGTATCATCACCTTCAGCAGTTTCTGCTCCAGAAAATGGTACTGTACCCAAATTGATATATGTATCAACTTCATTATAATTTGCCGAACCAGCTGTCATTTGGTTGTTTCTAATCGTAACTGTTGGGAACAGTTGTCTACTGCCAGGATCATACCCTTCATAACCAGGATTCGTTCCACAAGGCCATTCACCAATATCTTGAATCCACCCAAATCCAGAAGATTCAGAATCTAAATTACAATTCGTAGAATCTGGAAGATTTTCTTTCCTCAACTCGTAATTTGCTGTGGCATATCCCCACAAATTAACAAAGAACTGACTAGTTTGTAAGAAAGCGGTAGAATTCTGTCCTCTAACATTTTGCCCAGCTCTAAATCCAGTTCTTCCACCACCATATCCACCAGCAGAATTCCATCTCACACGACCCTTAAATCTACCAGGATCTGCCTGACCAACAACAAGTTCGTGGAAATGTAGTGGAACATCATAAATCTTTTCCCTATTAATGGAAATTGGAGCGCCAGCAGTTCCACTAGTTTGGAATTCAATGATACCACTAACGTCACTGTATCCAGTAGTTCTAACCTGGGCAATTCCAAAATAATCAGATGTTTGTGCTGGCTGTCCAGTAGCAGGGGTAATAACCTGTTCCAATTCAGCTATACCAGGATCAGCAATCGTATCAATAAACCACATACCACCAAAAGATCCTGGGATTTCATTACCAGGAGATCCAGGAAGTTTTGTTGCTCTATATTCTGGTGTCAAACCAGGCGAAGCTAATTGATTGCCATCAATAACTCCAGTTCCTTTTACGTATCTGTTCCTCATGTCAGGAATTCTGAAGTCAATTCTTGGCGAAACTCCATCAGACAAAGTTTCACCAGGAACAGTTTCAGAACCATAGGTGAATCCTAAAACTTCAAACAATTGAGGATATTCTTCCGTCTTTAAATATGATCCATCACAGTAAATAAATCCATGGAATCTAGAAGCTAGATTACCATCCAAATTACCCCAACCATCAGATTCAGTAAAGTCTTGGAATACAGGAATTATTGAACCGAGTGGAAGAGAGTCATATTTAGTTGCCAACCTAATAGGTTGATTAAATTGAGGATCTCCATTACTATCAACTAGATATTTAATTGGTTGAATAGCACTATACCACTGACCGAAGATTGGGTCAGAAACACTAGCGGGAGACTGTACAGTAAAAGTTGTACTAAATGATCCAACATATATGCCAGCTGTTCTAGTTAATCCAGGGATTGGAGAAGATACAATTCTCACTCTAATAGTATCACCAGAAGAAACTGATCCTTGATTAGAGATTGTATAAGAATTGTATGCTCCACCGTTAATGCTGAATTGTGCTCCATTAGTACCAAACAAAGCAACAGGAATAGCAAGACCAGTAATCGTAACTGTATTAGAAGATTCTGTTACAGCATTAACAGAAGCAGCAAGAACAGTTGGGAATGAGAATGGAGTTGGATCAGTGCCAAACGTACCAGAAGTAGAAACACTCCATGGTGTTTCATAATATCCTTCAGTAGATCCAGCAACACCAGACTTAGTGTTAAAAATCCTAGTCTCACCAACCACGCCAGTAGTTGTATATTTTAATTGAATATAGTCAAACAATCCAACTGTTGTTTGGGAAACACCGAGATCTACACCATTTTTAATAATTGTTGCTAGTCCTCCAGTAGATGTCTCACTGTCACCATCACCAGCTTCTACAATAAAATCAATTACAGCAGTTCCTTCAATACCTTCAATTCTAACTGTATTACTAGTATATGTTTCATTTAAGTCAGCGCCAACAACATAAATCCAGGCATATCCTTCTGGAACTGTATCAACTTCTTCTAAAGTCGTGACAACCCAAGTTACAGTATCCCCTAATCCGATAGTAATATCAGTATCAACGCTTCTTAAATATTCTTCCGATGATCTAATTCTAAATTGAACCTCATCACCATTTTCTACTACTAATTCGGGTACTTGACCATTACTACCAGGAATCCAATCGCCACCATTAATAGAAACTTCCGCTCCGTTAGTAGCATTAACATATACTGGAACGGTGATGCCAGAAATAACTATGACTTCAGACTCGACTAACGTATCTAATGGAGCATCTTCTACATTAGGAACGGTATAATCATTTGGTTCTTGATCTGGAGGAGAACCAGTATTGATAATCCAATAATTTTCTACCGTACCAACAGTTACTTTAACACGATATTCGGTATCATATCTAGCTCCAACAGTAGCTCTAACTTGTAAATATTCATTGTTTCTAACTTGAGTAGCACCAAGAGATCCCCATGGTCCACAACTAGCATCATCTGTACCAGAGCAAACTCTGGCGTTAGCAGTAAATCCAGATGTTTCCAAACTTACATTAACAGCACCAGTAATACCAGTGATTTGTGTTTTGGAAGAAACATATTCGGTGAGTGGTTGAGCACCATCAATAATATCAAATCCAAATGGATCTGGAGTAATATCTTGCGGAGCAAATTCAATAAAAAGTGTTCCTGCTTGTCTGGGTGGAGCACCATTTGCTGAAACGGGATTAGTTCCTTCTAATGGTGTTACCCAATCAGCATTATAGTAAACACCACCACCACCGCCACCAGCAGCGTCCAAATCAGTTGTCTGAATTGTTCCAATTAAAGTGCTTCCATCAAACTGCTGATATGATGGCAATACATCACCAGGCACACCATAACCACCACCGCCGCCGCCACCACCAGCGCCCTCACCAGTATTATCATTAGCAGATTGACCATTCAAATATAATCCAGAAGTAGTAGTGTTGGCACTTCCATTGCCAGAATTATTGCCAAATAATTCTGCTGATGGAATTCTAGTATCGTTACCAGATCCACCGCCACCACCACCGCCACCAGCGAGAGCAATTAACGTACCATCTGTCATAGTTATAGCAGTGGCACCACCACCACCGCCACCAGCTCCAGAGTAATCATTAGGACCAGCATTACCACCGTCACCACCATAAGCATAACCAAATCCACCAGCGCCGCCACCAGAACCAACTACAAAAGACTGACCATTTCTACCACGATCTCCAGAATAAAGTCTTAATCTTTTGTCTCTAATAGTAGTTCCTTCATAGAAAGGCCAATTTTCTTCTGGTATGCCAACTCTAGCTCGTAATAGCATACCAACGCCACCCGATCCACCAGTACTGTTAGGAACATCAGATCCACCATCTCCACCACCAGCACCCAAGAGAGTAATATAAAATTCTTCAGAAGCATAATCAGCAAAAGCATATTGGAAATAAGTTGTAGTACCATCACCATCCCAATTAAAACTAGTAAATGCTTCTTGATCAGCAGTATATCTTCTAGTAATAACTCTAAAAGTATCAGTTTGAGTTCCAATTCGGTATGCTACATCAATAACACCACCAGAAGTATTGGAAGCAGTTGCTCTAATATAAAGAAATTGAGATGAAGGTAATACTGTAACTGTGTTTGCCCAAGTAACACCGTCAGCACTAATTTGTGCCGATGCCCCAGGAGTTTGAGACGTAATGGTAGCAGTAGTTGATACGTCCAAACCAAGCAATTCAATAGATCTAGATACCTGAGTACCAGGATCCGCTCGATATCTATTCTCAGCTTTAAATTTATATGGGGAAGTTCTAGACTGTCTCGTGACCAATGTCATTGTGATAGTCTTATCATCATATGTTGGTGGGTTTGGACCAGCAGTTGGATTTCCATCTGGACCAGCATCAGGTGGCCCTTGAAGAACCAAAGTAGATGATAAAGATGTACCAAATACTGTAGAAGATTTAAACCTAAAGTTAACAGTATCTCCGTTTGTAACAACTAACTGACTTACCCAACTACCAGTATTATTTTTTCTAATTTCAGCAGCACCAGAGCTAATAATAGCTGTTAGAGATACTTGCTGATTTTGTGTATTAAAATTTGTTGCTCTGGCATCATTAACTGTTCCCTCCAATCCATTATAAGGAGATTCCAAATCATCATAAACTCCATCTGGATATTCTGTACCTAATCCAGAAATTGGGAAGTCGGCAAAATACCAAAATCCAGGTTCTGCTCTAACATTACTACTGTTTAGAGATTGTATTACTGGTTCCCATTCATCAATAACAAATATAGCATCATACTGTGAATCATTTAAAGGAGAAACTGCTCTCACAGTTTCTCCCACTTGATACCCAACGCCAGGGAAAATTATAGTAACTCCCCTAGCAAAAGTAGAATCACCACCAATAACATCGAATTGCTGGATTATCATTCCACTGCCACTGCCACCAGTGACAGCATAAGTATTTGTAGAAATAAATCCAGCTCCATTGCTGGTTGGTCTAAGCTTAGCACCAATAGTATAAATTTCATCAATACTAATTGGATCTGGATATCTATCTACTTCAGTCCACGATTGCCAATCATCAGTAACTGTTCCTAGAGTTTGAGTAACTTGAGAATTTCCAGATCCATATGTACCAGAAGCAGTATTTTCATAGTTAGAAGAATTCCTAGTGTAAGTGTCGCCACTTTCAGCATACACATTTATACCACCACTTCTTTTCTGGGTATAATTAGGACCCAATCTAATTCTAGAATATAAAGTGTCATTTAATACTAATTGGGCACCAATACTTTGACTCCAATTAACATTATCAGCTGATAATTGAACATCACCAGAAGAAGAGGCTCGTAAAACTACATCACCATCAATTCCAGTAATGGGAATATTCTGATACCAATAATCTTCGGCAGATATAGGTCCATCCACATCATTAGAATTTGGATCGGCAGTAGCAGGAGCATCTACCTTATCAATTAAAGCATATTGGGTAATATCTTGATCTTGAGCTCTAGTTGTTACAGACCATGTTCTAGAAAAAGATGCTGTGCCATTATTAATATTTTGTCCCCAAGTTTCATCAGAAACTGTAAAAGTAACTAATGTATTAGTTACATACCAATCTGGCGTAGTAAATCTTATCTGTACTTCATCTCCAGGTCTCAATCCTCCAGTACCAGTAGTAAAATCTACAGAAATAGATGTCAACCAAGAACTGAAATTACCATTTCTCTTATATCTAAACTGAGCAGTAGTATTGTTAGTATTACTATTCTTAGGTCCATTTGATACAGCAGAAATAGTTGCAGGAATAGCAACTTCAATCCCATCAATAGTAATAATATCAGAATAATATGTAGTATTTCTCTGGAATGTTGTTACTGTAGCTGCTGTTGTGCTGCCAGCGGTTGTATATGCTCGCTGATCAGTAAAAGAAAATGTATTTGGTGTAGCGTCTGGAATTTTTGTACCAAAAGTAATTCCATCCGTACCAGTACCAATTTGCACCGTAACCGATACCGACTCATTCCAATAATCTGGCGTCGGATATCTTACCTGTACTCTATCTCCAGATCCTACATATACGGGCGTAGTACTAAATGGCATGGATTATTCTAACGCTCTTATTCCTATTTTTTATTTAGGTCACTAGGTCTAACATTAATCCAAGGACCATTATTAATTCTTACTTGAATTGGTTTGTCAGCAGTAATTTCACCTGCTTCTTCTTCACCAATTTCAAATATAGTAGATTTGTAATATGGATCATCGGGATTCATATCATAAGTTTCAGGAAACTTTCTCATTGTAGAGTACTCCAATAATAATTAGCAATCGACTGTAGTAAAGGATCTTCATCAGAAAGATCATCTTCTTTATTAATAAATTTAGTGGCATTAGAAGATAGTACCACTTCACCATCAACTTCAGTATCAATACGATATCTAACAAATATTTGAGATAGTTGTGGTCTTATCTCAATACCATCCAATTTTTTAATTCTTTGAGTTGCCATTTTTATTTGTATTTATCAGTCAGCTTGACGAACATTAGTCCACGATCCATAAGCACTACTTCCATTTCTTCGAATTCTACATTGAATATCACCTTGAGCTGCTTTAACTTCTGTAGCACTATCAGTATAAAGCAATTCTATGTCATTTACAAGAACTGTTCCACTCTCAATATATTGGAATGAATTTGGATCAGGAACAACGTCAATATCAGTGTATGGAAATTCATCAATATCATCAGGTATATCAAAAGTTTCTCTAATTTTGGGTGCTCTCGTAGTAATAGATACATTAAAACTAACAGTGCCAACAGTTACTGAGACTGTTTTAGTATTAGTTTTACCAAATTCTTGTCCTTCTCTACCAGAAATGTCAGTATTAAATGGAAGTGTTGTTGTTCTTAAGTAAACACTATTTCCATTATTAAACAACCTACTAGAACTAAATGTTCCACTACTACTTTCACCCAAAGCATTACCACTTCCAGATGTTGATCCTCTAGTAGGCATATCAACACATTCTATTGTTCCTAATAACACATTAACTTCCGTAACAGGTTCAAAAGGACCATGTGATGTAGTCCAACTATTACTAGGAGTATTATCATTTCTGACAGAAACTGTAGCATTAGCACTAACACTTCCACCTGGACCAGTAACCGTCAGTGTATATGTTTTTGTTGCTGGAGAAGTGCCACAAGCATTCGAAGTAATACCAGCATTAACATTTGTATTACCGCTTGCGGTCACAGTTCCAACGCCTTGATTTATGGATGCCGATGTAGCATAAGTTGAAGCCCACTCTAGTCTAACTACATCAGATGGAACTCCAGTAGTGCTGTTTTGCTCGCCTCCATTAAAATAACTGATTGTAGGGGGAGAGTAAAAATATGCCCATCCTACCCACCCATCACCGCCATCACCAGCGCCACCGCCATCATGCCCAGCTCCACCGCCACCGTTATTTCCTCCACCTTTACCACCAGGACATTGACAACTAACACTTGCACTGCCAGTGCTACTAAAAGATACCCTAGCTCCAGCTCCCCCAGTTTCGTTTCCACAACGTCCACATGGGCCAGCGCCCCCACCTTCTCTCGAAGCATCATCATCAGTTCCACTTTGTCCACCATTAGTATATTCATTACCATTGGCAGAACCACCAGATCCTCCACCCCTATCATCAGTTCCATGGTTTCCGCCATTACCACTACATATTTGACCACCGCCCCGTATTCTCACATAAGACTTTTGACCATTATTACCACCATCACCACCTGGAGCATTGCCTCCACGTCCAACATCATATTCAATAGTACCACCTGGCGTTACGGTAGCGGTTCCTCCGCCAACAGCTCCTCCTCCACCACCAGAACCTAATTCATCACCATCCCCGTCTTTCCACCCAGATCCACCACCACCGATAGCATATGCTCGTACAGAAGTAACAGCAAACGGTATAGTCCAACTACCGCTGCCACTACCTGCTGTAACTGTTCCCCCAAAAGTCATAGCTTTTATTTGTATTTATTAAATTTCTCTAATATCTTGCCATTGTCCAAAAACAGAATCTCCAGATCTTCTAATTCTCACTTGAACATTAGGATCATCTGCTTTAACTTCTAGACCGTTAGAACTTGGAAATTCAATATCATCCATAAGAACACTATTAGTTTCCAAATATTCGGTGGTATTTGGATCTGGAACAACGTCAATATCTTCGTATGGATATGCTTGTAGTGTTGCTGCTAAACTAAAATCTTCTTGAGTTTCTGGTGCTCTAGTAATATAATAAAAAGTCTTAGTCACTGTTCCTATTGTAATAACCAACTCTTTGCTGTTTGTCTGTGATGTACCATCAGAATTTAAAGTATAATTAAATCCAGCAGAAAATGCTCGAAGATATAAAGTTTGACCATTAGAAATAGTACCAGTTGAGTTCCAAGTACTTTGATTAGTGCTGAAGTTCAACCCAGTTCCACATGTTACAGGAACATTATAATCAATACCATTAATAGTAGCAGCGGAAAAAGTATGTTGAATACTAGGTTCTAGACCTGTTTGATCTTCGATATTAAAATTATCTGGACTATTATCATTATAAAAATTAACTGTTAAAGGACTAGAAGCATCACAAAATGATCCAGCGCAAGCAGTTAATGTAAAAGTTCGTGATCTAGGAGAATTAGATCCAGCAACAGATTGCAATCCAGTGTTGATTGTTATAGTGGTGTCATCAGTAACATCCCAAGAATTACCAGCATTATCTGTTAACGTTAATGTCGTATAGTCAGCTGCCGAGAATGCTAAAGTAACGCTAGAAGATCCATACACAGGATTAACAACAGCAGAAAATTCCGTTACTTCAGTATCATATCTAATATAACTAACAGTTACATAACCATCATCAAAAAATGTTCCATTATCGGATGATAACGAAACAGCCGTAGAATCATATACAGATCCGCCGCCGCCTCCACCACCAGAAGCATATCTACCAGATCTATCATCAGCACCTTGCTGACCACCACCGCCACCTCCAGCACCAGCTCCGCCGCCGCCGCCACCACCACCATCTCCTCCCTGAGATGATCCAGTTCCACCGCCGCCATTATTTGTTATCCCGCCATTATTAGAAGACCATCCCCCACCATTGCCGCCTGTACCACCATTTAAATACGAATCTGGATAACTACCTCCACCACCACCGCCACCAGCGCCAGCAACAATAATATTTTTAGATCCGCCAGGAGCATTGGTCCAAACAACAGCAGAAGATCCTCCGCCACCAGCACCTCCACCAGAACAACCTTGAGGTCCAGTAGCTCCACCTAGCCCACCACTATTCAAACCACCGCCACCACTTCCTCTCCCACCTCCAGAAACACATCCCGAACCATCACCACCTCTACCTCCAACATAAATGTCATAATCTCTAGAGGTAAAATTAGAATTAGATAATGAAGTAAAAGTTCCTCTACGACCACGCCCACCAGAACCCCCAGCCGCGCCATCATTTCCGCCATTACCACCTCTAGGTGAAGATACAACGAAAGTTACCGTACTAGCATTATCAGGAACAGTCACACTAGTAGAAGAAGTATATGTAGATGATACGTTAGTTGGCATTAGATTTTAATTAAATATTCCATTAAAATGTAAGGAGGAGTTGCCTCATCTAATTTATAGAGATTATTAGTTGTAACTGTAATCTCAGTTTCTAAACCAAAAGCTTCAATCTGTGTATTAAGATATTCATATCTTAATCCATTATTTTCTCTTGCTGCTGATGTGGATGGAAAATTAATTCTATGTGTATGTGATACAGTAGCAGAGGATCCTGGAGGAGATTGAACTAAAACCAAGTTATTAGATCCCTCATTCTGACCCTCATTATCACCACCAGAAGCTCCATCATTATCAAAAAAGAAACTATCGTTCCATTTTCCAAGATAAGTGAAGACACCAACATTAGAATCGTGACCGTGAGATTGGAAATTTTGCTCAGACAATTGAGCAGCTAAAGTAGCACCACCAGATCCTGTTGTTGAATAAGATGGATTTCCAATAAATTGTTCTAGACCACTAGCAACTACCTCAAAGTAACCATCATAGGTAATTGTTTCAGTTTCGCCAATCAAAGAGGTTACATTAACTTCACAACCAACTCGATATCTACCATCATCATCTCTAATAACAGTATCATTAAGATATGCTCCTGAAGAATTAGCACCCAGTACATACTTAGATCCCAAATCTGGGAGTTGAAATTCATTAGATTGAAGTGTTACATCTGCTTTTTTAAATTTAGAGTCAGATCCAGTTCCTAAAACTTGTGCTAGAACAGGATATTGATCTGATGTTAAAACTTCTCCATTACAACGTAAGAATCCAGCTGGCAAATAAATTCTCCAGTTTCCTTGATCAGGAGCATTAGCGGTAGGCATTTGCCTTGGATAAGGGACAATTGTCCCTGTAACACCACCATATCTTGCTTTTTCTTTACTGTAAAATGCCATTTTAGTAAGCTCTAATTAAATTTGTTACGGATAAAGAAGCAACTCTAGTGGTAAACGTAATTTGGAAAGCATTAGGAATGTTGTTCGGAGTAACGTTTGGTTGAGCAATAGCAGGTATTTGCTCAGGAACACTCATAGCAGATCCGTCATAAACAACATTAAACTCCCCTTCATGATCATGTTCTTCAATTCTATCAAAAACTCCACCTCCAGTATTAGTATTTGTGGTAAAGTCAATACCAGCATGATTAAACAAAGATTTAGTTGGCCCTAAAGAGTCATCAGATCCACCAGTTCCTGGGTCATAATTAGTAGAATCAATCCCACTATTACTATCAGAAAAAGGAATTAGCATACCAACGAGTAATCTACCATTATCTCTAATACTAGTCATATTAGCATCACCAGGAGAAGTATTTCCAGATTTATCTCGTAAATTTTTAGCAGAAGTAAACCAAGGCTTAGCGATACCATGCCCACCAGAAGCAGTTCTAATAGGTCTATGGTCAGCAACTGGTTTTGTACCAGCAACAGAACCTAAGGCATATCTACCAACACCAGCATCAAAAGGAGTATTATTGAAAGCGGTGATAGTATTACTGGGACTATCACCAATCCAATATCCAGCAGTATGGCACGATAACTGACCTCTACCAGAAATAGGGCAAGGGAATCGAAACTGAACATCGACATATCCACATGGACATGGATCTTCTCTGTCATAATAGTCTGCTGCCTGAACTTCTGGGTTTTCCCAAACAGTAACACCAAATCCTGGTGTTTCATCAGCATCATTTAAATTTAGAGTTTCAATTCTATCTTCATGAAAGTGTTGGGGAAAATGATTTCTACCCAATTTTCTCGGAACAACATAAACTGGTTCAATACCAAATCCAGGAATAATAGATTGTCCTGTAATATTTCCTTCAAAATAAGAATTTCCAATAGATTCTACAGTAACTACAATATCATTAGCGGTTGTAGTACCACCATCATCATCAAATTCATTTCCACGAATAGTAATAGTATCCCCAACTTCGTATCCTTGTCCTCTTAATCTAACAACAACTTCATAATAAGATGACTGACCTGCTTCAAGTGGTGGGTTTATAACTACGGTAAAAGTCGCCCCAGTGCCAGATACACCAGAACCAGAAACTCCATCAATATCACGATAAACTTTTGCCGTAGTTACTGGTGGAGCAGTTCCAGCAATAGAGATTGTTCTAATAGTTCCTTGTGGGTCAGGTGTGTAACTCAAGTTTAAATCTGTTCTGGCTTGAACAGTATTTGGAGGAGATAAATCCCCTGGTTCATTTCCAGGAACACTATCACCAATATATTGTTCAACAATTGTTAGTGCTTCTTCACTATCAATAGGAGAAGGAATAGATGGATCAGTAGTGTAATCACCAAAGTATCCCGTTGAAATATCAGCTAGTGCTTTATTAGTTGTAGGAGGAAGTCGGATAGTTCCTTCGTAATTTGGAAAATTCCCAGTAAAATCAGTACCACCATAAGTGTTTCTAAGAACACGAGATAATAAAGGGTATTCATTTGCCTGAATTTCCGCTCCATTACATAACAACCACCCAGCTGGAATATCCGAGAGGTTTCCTCCCCATGGTTGTACAGAACCAATAGGGAGTGCTCTTTGTGTTTTTACTACGTTGTAACCTGGCATATTAGATCTCTACTAACCACCAACCTTGTGTTTGTGATGGAGCACTGGTAGCAGTTCCATCATAGTTTGTGCTTCCAAGATAAATCAGACCAAAACCAGCATGTGGAGTCTGGACAACCAATTCACCACCATCATAATCAACTCCAGACAGATCAGGGATATTAGCGTTTGTAACATCACCTTGTACAAGAATTCCGTTAGGTGCTCTCATTCTCAGTGAAATATTATATGTTAAGTTTCCACCAACATCAACAATTCTAATCATGTCGCCTGTAACTGGATTTTCTGGTAGTTTGAGTGTAAGATCAGAAGATGGAGCAACGAAGTAATTGACATTGACATCAACAAATGCTTCGCTTTCTCCAGCACCAATAAAGACCCACTTTCTAGCACCATTTGGTGTGAAGAATCCTTCTTGACCAGCAAAGTCCATAGAACCATCACGATCAACTTGGAATAGTTGTTGCTCAGTATTTGCTCTCAAGAATGTTAGAGAGATATCACCATTAACAACAGTTCCAGTTGTATGAGTAGGAGGTGTGGTTCCAGAAGATCCATTTCCTACTACTTGATATACGTTATTATTGTAAATAACGGTATTTCCATTATTATAAGAAGTACTTGCTTGCCAATCTGGAGACTCATCAAACTTATTAAGTGTTAGAGTTCCGCCATTGATCTTAACATCACCAGCAAATGTATTTAGAGCATTACCCTCAATAGTAACAACACCACTTAAAGTCAGATTACCAGTGCTGTTCTGAACGATCATCTTTTCGTCAGTTAGACTATTACCAGTAATCAGGAAGTTTCCTCCACGTAATGTTGTATTACCACTAGATCCAAGAACTTCAAATCTATCACAGTTTGGACCACCAGCATTGAAATTTCCCTTGAGACATACATTGCCAGTGGCTGAATCAACCATAAAGGTTTCGGTTCCAGCACCATTCGTAACAACTAATCTCTGTGATCCAGCAGTTGTAGATCCAAGAAGAGTAATGCTCCTATTGACTTCGAGGTTGCCAAGAATTGAAGTATTTCCATTTGTAGAATCAACTACAAATTGCTCAACTGGATCACTGCTGTTTCCATCGTTAACAACAAATCTTTGTGGAGATGTGGTGTTAACATCAGTGATGAAAGCAAGTTCAGTGTCAGTAAATCTGAGGATGTCTCCATCACCAACAGCACCAGAGAAATCACCAGTATTAACATCTTCCAGTGTTCCGCTAGTTACAGCATTTAGACCGTTGACATCTTCAATGAAACTGACATTCTCTGCTAGGTTGTAACGAACGAGAACCGTGTTGTCAGGGTGATCAGTTCTTAGGAATCTATAAGAAGATGGTTGAGCACTGCTTGGTAATCCACTAGGAGTTCCAGCAATTAAAGTTCCATCAGAATTTAACTGATTTTGTGCTCTTCTAACCTTGATTCTTAGAGGAAGATCACTGATATTGTTGAGGTTTGTCAACTCAGTAATCAATACCAATTCACTATACTGTTCACCGACTGGGGCATCTCCCTGAGTAGAACCAGAGTTAGCATCTACAGCTTCAATAGATCTGTCGAGTAAGAGGTAGGCACCAACTTCGAAAGAATTAACATCAGAAACTTGACCCAATGGTAGATAATATTCACCAGCAGGATTTGCAGGATCAACAAGATATCTATTATCACTCACACCACCTTCTAGTACGCCAGGAGCACCCCAGAAAGAACCACCCTCAGCGTCAAGTGTCTTACCAATTTCAACTCTTTCGAAAAGGTCAATATTTGGTTCATCACTAGATCCTTCATCGTGAGCAACAGCATCAGTTCCAAATGAACCTCTTCTAACTTCAAATTCACCAGAGTTTAGACCACCTGATAGTGTGACATCACCTTCTAGAATTGAAGCTGCTTTAACAACTAAAGTATTGTTAATGGTTGTCGTACCACCTTGAGCGCCGATGCTCATTCTAGATACAGAGTTTCCAAACTTAAGTCTAGAAGTTGTAACGTTAAAGAGTTGAACTTCTTGTGCTGGAGAAGAAAGTCTAGCAATTCCAGTTCCAGTAGCAATCGCTGCTCCAATAGCAGCGTCTCCGTCAGCTTCGAAGAACGAACTTCTTACCTTCAAGACAGAACCATCTACTAGAGAGTTAGATTTCTTAAGGTAAGCACCACCTAATTGAATTACCGAAGTATTATTAGTATTAGTATTGAGAGTGGTGCCAATAGCAACAATAGAAGATGTTGGATTAGCGTGAATATTCAATACTCCTTCTTCAGCAAATCTACCAATATTAACTTCCTGAGTTTCTGTAGAATTACCGATATTAATTACTTGATCAACACTAGTTGTGTTGGCCATATTCAATGTTTCAGCGAAGGAGAAAGCGTTAATAGTAACAGCATTTCCGTCAAGTAGATTGAATGCTGTATTTGTAGTTCCTAAAGATCCACCATCAACTCTTAAATTAGAATCGAAGAATACATCTCTGGTTACCTTAACATCACCATCAACACTCAATGTGTGGAAAGTGCTTCCTTGATCAATGTTAATACCAACTCTACCGCCAGTGATAGTTCTTGGTTGTCCTTGCTCATCAAATCCAGAAGTTGTAGATACTCTAAAGACTGCTTCCGTATTTGGTGAAGTAGAATCTCCTCCAACTAAGAAGGCATTATCTTGCTCTACGAATGTTCTGCCAGCAAGGGTAGCATTGTTATTAAAGTTACCAACTGGTAATCTCTTTCCACTGATCCAAGCATTACCAACAACATCCAAGTTAGCTCTTGGATCAGTTGCTCCAGAAACAAAAGCAGTATCAGCATCGCTATGTGCTGCTCTTGCTACGGTATTAATACCAAGTTTGTAATCACCATTTTCATCAGTATTTGTTCTAAGTGTTTCTGCTCCAAGTACTCCAAGTTCTTTCCAAGTGGATGTAGAAAGAGAAATTACGACATTAGATGGAATAGCAGTACCACCATTATTATCATCAGAACTTGTATCAATAATTAGAGAAGCATTGAATTGTAGTGTGGAACCTGTTGTAGCAATAACTTCAACAATTCCATTAGCGTTTAGGAATCTACCAGTAAAACCATCAATTTTGATGAAAGATCCTGGAGAAATGCCAAGAGATGCTGGTGAAATTCCACTAGCCGTGTTAAGTTGTACTAAATTACCACCAAGAGCAATAACAGTAGCAAACCCACTGCTAACATCTTGATAATAGTTGGCATAAATCCATCCAAAAGATCCGCTTCTACCAACTGACTCACCTTTAAGTAGAATATCTCCAGATAAAGGATCAGATCCTGCTCCTGTTCCAAATCTAACTTCAAATCCTAAATCAGAATTAGCCTGATTAGGAGATTTGTTTGTAGGAGTGTTACCATTTCCCTGATCAATGTGAGTTCTGATGCTGTAATTTTGACCAGTTAGCAGATTGCTTCCTCTTGGATTGAATCTATAGATAGCAGAGAATATTTGGTTCTGGTTAATAACTACATTACCTTCAGAAGCAATCGTGCTTCTGTTAAATGAGCTACTATCTAGACTTAAGTCACCACCAAGACTTGAATCAACATTAGATACAACAGTGAAAGCATTGCCTTCATCAGCATCAACGTTAATTGTTACTGGGTTATTAAACAAGGCGTCGCCATCTACGGTGATTTCTTGTTCAAAAGCAACAGGTAGTTCAAAGGTTGTAACTAGACCGCCAATATCTCCCTCATCATCATCAGATGAAAGAAGTTCCGCTCTTTCTAGGAATGTCTCTTCGCCTGTAATAGCATTGATCTTACGGTTACCAATATAGAGGTCACCATTAGAGTTTAGACCAGTGTAGAAAACGATACCACCATCTTCACGCTTTGCCTGGGCATAGAAGTCTTGGATTGGTTCTAAAACAACTTCCTGACGTAGTGGGAAACCTGTTGAATAGTTACCAGGACCGAAACCTAGATATTCAAATGTGTGGTTACCAGATCTAGCAATAGATGGTCTACGTAGTTCAACATAAAGTCTACGCTCTGTTGGATATGGCGAATCACCAGAAATAGGAATCAATCTATCTTCTGAACCAGAGGTAGCATTACCATCTTGTGCTGTAATTGGATTATTTACATATTCATATCTGTTAAGAGCTGGATTTTCAATTAGATCAAAGATAACTTCCTTAGTTTGACTTCCCTTATAATCGTTATTTGTAACGAGACCATGAATAAAGTTATCAGCAGCACAAATAGTTGCTGGAGTATCAAGAATTGTTGTGTCTCTCGTGCCATCAGCACGAACTTGGAACCACAATGGATCGTTCTTATAATCAAGAGGATACAGGGAAGAAATTGGTTGAGAGAACTTAAAGTTTCTGAAGTTTGTACCAACACCAGGACCAGTTGGATATGGAGAGATATTACCCTTAACACATGTTAAGTAGTAAATACCTTCTTGCTGGTTAGGAATTCTTCTTTGAATCTCATCAATATCAAAGATATAGAAGGTATCTTCAATCTGACCAGCATCAACAACACTACTTACTTCATACTGAATACCATCATCATCACGAACAATATCTCCAGGAGTCATTGTAAGAACGTTAGCATTCTTATCACTGTACAGATAATCTCTTCTATCAGACTTACTGAGAGAATTGTTTGGAGATCCTACGCTATTTGGTTTTGCTAGCAAAGTAGCATAGATTAAAACTTGATTACCTTCGCCGTCGAGAACAGGATCATTATCAGCATCTAGAACAGGTTGTGAGAATACAGTAGCAACATTGCTGTTGTATTCAATCACATCTTCATCCAGACCTTTGATAACTAAGTAATGCTCGTCGGTTCCATCTGGATTAAAGTATCCCTGAAGATAACCAAATCCAGAAGAGAATCCATTCCAGGTAATTCTGTTATTCTCAATGCTCGTAGAAGTATTAATTCTAAAAGCGCCGCCCTGAGGAGAATTAATCTTAACAGTTACAAACTGCTCATTTCTAACAGCATCATCAGTAATTCCAAGGTCGAATACTGTAAGTTCTAGATACTCAGTACCAGCAATTTCAGTTTTTCTAGCAGATTGAATACTAAATGATGTCTTAGAATCTGTTCTCTCACTACCAACAATCTTAACTTGATTTACATTGTAAGGATCATATGAGAACTGAGAGTTTAGTTCAGAATCTGGCAATCCTAATTGTTGTGAAATTGTACCACCACCAGCTAATTGAGTTTGAATCTCAAATCTAGCAACAGAAGCAGATCCAGCAGCAACTGGTTTTAAAACAATACGCTGTGGTAGTAGTTTTCTAGTCTCGTCAGTTCTCGCTTTGAGAACAAAACCATTTAGAGGATCACGTACACCTTCCGAATACTCAGGAATAACGTAACGTAGACGATAGATTCTATCTTCGGCACCCCTTTCATCTTCAAGTCTCTGGTAGAAGGTGTTCTTAGATCTAGCATCTTTGAGATCTTCACCAATCTCATTCATCCTTGCCTGAATATTTACAGCAGGATCATAAGCATCAGTAGTTTGAATGTACCATTGACCAGTAGTTGTCTCTCTGTTGTCTGGAAGTAAAGCACTATCATCTCTAGTAGCATCAAATCTCACAGGAGAGACACGCTTATCGGCAAAGACGTAGAAGTTTTGTCCAAATCCAGGAGCAAATGTAATTCTAGGAGTTCCAGCAACAGCTTCAGATTCAGTATTAAATACAGCAAATGTCTTAGGAGTTACAAATCTAACATAATAATATTGATTTGGATTTACTTCCGTGGTTACATTGTTTACCGTAATTTGTGGCAATGATGACTCAGAAGGATCGCCAAAAGTTCTAAAGAAAACTTTTTGTACAACTGGATCGTAACCAGTTAGATCAAGAGGAACATCAAAAATATGTGGTACATCAGTTTCCACAACATCGGTTAGACCAGAACCAAAATTACAGAGATATTGATGTAATCCGAATGTTTCATCAAGAACATACTGCTGAAGTTCAATTTCAATATTTTCATCTACAGACTCTGTTTCAGGCGAATACATGTAGATGCCAGCAGCGGCATTTTCTTTGGTAGTCGCCAACATCAACTTAGTGGCGGACTGATTAGTAAATGTGTTTGGATAATCAGCACCATTCGAATAATCTTCTGGTCTAGTAGTTCTACCAGGAGCGATTACATAGTAGATTGTGTTAGTAGAGAATCCTTTTGGAAGTCTAATTACACGCTTATCAACAGTGGTTGGATCTACACCATCACGAACTTTGGGAACTAGTCTCACAGGAGTTCCAGTTTCAAAGTAATGAGGATCTGATGTGGATGATCCAGTATTGATAGTGAACAGAGTAGCTCTAGCAGCAAGATTAGCAGTGTCTACAATTGGTTCTACACGATCAACAACATTGAAAGATGGCTCAGTTCTAGTAATACCCTGTAGATTTCCTGGATTCTGCTCAGTACCAATACCTTGACTGATAATCGCTGTAAGATTAGTAATAGTTAAAGCAATTTCATCCAAACCTTCTTCGTCTAGAACTGGAGTTGGATCTAGAATTTGAGTTAAACCATGAGATCCAGCAATTCCTACCGTTTCGTTTCTAACTACTTCTGTAGCAATAGTTCTCATGTTAGTATAAACTTCAACCAACTCAGATCTTTGACCTTGGATTGCTCCAGGTTGTGTTACATAAACTCTAGCAATATCGTAAACTCTATCATTACCGCCAAATTTGATATTAAAAGCATATGCTTCTAGAGCTTCAATTACATCATCAACATATGCTTGTGTTCCGCCAGGGATCGTAAATTCAGAATTTGCTGGATTTAAAAGCATTCTTGCTACTGCTTCATTAGCAATAAACTCTTTGTTAAGAAGAATCTGATTGGTAGACTCCGTTTCAGTGATACCAAGAGATGTTAATCCGTTGTTGAGAATTAAAAAGATGTTGACAAAATAATCCTGAATCGTGGCAGCAACATTAACACACTCTGGATATCCATCATCACCAGCAGGTTCCCAAACTGCAAGATCTTGAAGAACTTCACTATCTCTTACAGCATTGGTGCTTGAGAAAGAACCAGAAAGTACATCCTCACTATCTGTTAAAGAATCTGTTTGTGGTAATTCAAAATGTAAATATGTTCCAGTATTTGTTGTAATTAAAGCATTTACAGATGTACCGAAAGCAGCAGATACTCTACCGTTTTCATCAACTGTCAAAGATGGGCGACTATTACCAATTTCAATTTCTTCAGTATTAATAATTCTCTTAATATAAGCACCAGCTGGAATAGCGGGGTTTAATTGTGTTGGTACAGCAGCATCTCTATTAAGTCTACCATTGGTGAAATTAGTTGTATTGTAATCATACTGGGTGACTTTCATACCAATGAGCAATCCTTGAGTATTGCCAACATTAATTATTGAAGATCCCTGTACAGTTTCACAGTTTCTGATGAGGTAATCAAAGTTCCTCATAGCAGCAATACAGAGATTCTTAACGTAATCGTATGCCTCAATAGACTCGTTAAGTTCTTGCTCAATGTATGCTAGTTGACCACCAACATAATATCCTTCTGCTGCTTGAATAGTGTTAATATTACCACCAAGTCTCAAATCTTGAACAACAGCATCTACAAAATAACCGATGTCCCTTTCACACTTAGCAATAGTAATATTGGTATTTGTTTGAAGTTCTGGGTATTTAGTAATAATATAAAGATACGCCTCATTTTGAATGAATGCTTTGTTGGATTCAATCAAATTAGCAGCATCTTGAGCATAGTTATCAATAGCAATTCCAGCAGGAGTTAAAGTTTCTAAAGAAGCTGTATACTTTTTAAATCCAGAAGGAGAAACAGTTGCTTCATAGAAATCAGTTCCACCACCAAGTTTTGGTAGTTTTAAGAACAGTTTATCATTAGTTCTAGCGCCAAGTCTATATCCATCAATAGAAGTTGCTGGTTTTGAGAATGGAGTATATACATTATCTCCACTATAATATAGTCTGGTTCTATTACCATCTGCTTTGGTTGCCTGGTTAGAAAGAGGATAGTACTTAAGATCCTTTAGATTAAATTCACTAGTATCAATTTTTTTAACAGGAACAATATCAGTAATGTAACCACCCTTATCCTGGTTAAAAGAGAATCCTTTGAAACCAATAGCATGTAGGGAAGTATTACCAAAGTTCGAGTTAGAGTTGGTGATCGACATGTCACCACCAGACTCCATCAAGAAGTGATCGAAGAATCCAACAGCGAAGACCGAAACACACTGAATAAACGAGTCATCAGAAGCACGAATGTGGAAGTTTCTCCAGTCATCCTTCCAATAAGCATCGCCCTTGGTGTGATAAGCAACAGTAGCAAAAGCGTCAGTTAGTGATGCCTGGTTCCAAGTGTTGCTAAACTCATCATAACGGATGAAGGCACGGTCGTCTTTTTGTAGGGAAACACCCGTGTACTGGGCAACAACCATCGACTTAAATCCAGTCGCCTTCGATCCATCTGCCCACATACCACACTGACCCCAGGTGGAACGAATTGAGCAGTTAAAGACGTATGGAGAAGCAGACTCAACAGAGTCAATTTCTGCCTGTGCTCTAGCAGATAGACTCAAATCTGGTACACTATAACCAGTTTCATTAATGTCTAAACCTAACTGCTGTGGGGTTAGATCAACTTCATAACTGAATACTTTTGGATCTGTATCTGAGATAGAAGTAATCTTAAATGTACCATTTAGTCCTTCATCAAGACCATTGTCGATAATGGCAACATACTGCTCTCTAAAGTATCCATGAGCAACTTTAGTTGTGGCTTCAATAATTGTTTTGCCAGAAGCAGTTTGTCCAGCAAGTCTGAGTTTTACAATACTTCTAGTATCAGATAGAGGACCAACGATTCTATTTTCCTGTGGAAGTGCTTCCAGATCACCATCATCAATAGATGGTTGGAATAAAGCAAATGCTCTTCCAACTTTATCATAGTACAGTTCTAGATCATCCCTATCAGCATAGGTCATGATCGTGATCTTGTGGTGAGAATACTCTGGAATAGCAAGAGTGCTGTTATTGCCAGCCTGGAAGTAAACTTTACCTACATTAGCAACTGGATCAAATAGTGGAGAGTTTGAGGATAGATCACCATCCTTAATAGTAAATTGCCACAAATAGCAACCACCAGTTAGATTAAAGATAGAAGTTCTTGCCTGAGTTCCATCAGCAGGATCTGGAACATACAGAGGACGAACAATAGTACGACGAAGGTCATAACCAATTAGAGAACAACCTCTAGGTACGATAGCACCACCACTAGAAGCATTAAATTTGTATAAAACGTTATCTGGGTTGGAAAGATCTAGAATAGAGTTATCTTGCCATTCCTGTAATGCTCTATTATAATTAAATACTGGAATATCACCAGTGATAGCAACAGAAGAAAGACTTGTTAGATCACCTTCTTCAATTACAGTTGTAATAATACCAATTAGGTTGTCAATTGATGCTTGTACATCAATACAAGTGGCAGAATTGCCAGATGGAAGATTTGGTACAAAAGATTCATCAGTCTCATATCCAGCATACTCAGCAGGACCAGAGAGAATAGTTAAGTCCTTTCTATAAAGCTGGTTGGTTACAGCTTTCTTCATCATTACTCCAGCATAACTGAAAGCAATAACAGATTGAGACTCTTCACCGAGCAATCCGTTGCTGATGGGAAGTCCATTTTTATCAAAGTAAGACTTAGCAGCAGCAACGATATTAGCGTTACCACCGTTATTCAAGTCAGCAGCAACAGCATCAACAATATAACCAATATCACGCTTACACTTGCTTTCTCCAGGTTGTGTATCAGCAACAACTTCTGGTAC